TGTATTGCTGGTCGAAGATATTGTCGACAGCGGCCATACCATTTCTCACGTTCTCGAACTGCTGCGCACGCGCAACCCCAAGAGCCTCAAAGTCTGCGCCCTGCTCGACAAAGCCGAACGCCGCGAAGTCGAAGTCCCGATAGACTATAACGGCTTTGTCATCCCAAATGCCTATGTCTTCGGCTACGGCCTCGACATCGACGAGTACTACCGCAACCTGCCTTTTATCGGTATCGTCGACCTGGAGAAATATAAGCCAGATGGACAGTAACCGGTAATCAATCGTCATTGACCACCCATGTCCTCCTTCGAGCCTCCTCCAAGCCTCCCTTCTCCCTACGCCGGGCGTTGGGTGGCGCTTGTCAAGGGACAGGTGGTTGCCCAGGGTCAAACCCGTGACGCGGCTTTCCTGGCCGCCCTGGAGGACGGGGCGAGCGTCGCGGCGGCAGCGCGCGCGGCCGGCGTGAAGCGCCAGACTCCCTACCAGTGGGCGCAGCGGGGCGACTCCGAGGTCGGCCAGGCGCTCGAGGCCGCCAGGGCCCGAGGGGGGCGCGGGCAGCGGACGGACCTCCTGCGCGCGAGCGAGCCCGAGTCGGTCGCGGCCGTCCCGCCAGAGGAGGCCTCCGAGCTACGGCGCCTCGCGGTCGACCGGCTGCGGCGGGTGCTCGAGGACGACCACCAGGAGACGAAGGACCACATCGCCGCGGCCCGGGTGGCGCTCTCCGTCGTGGTCCCGCGGCCCTCGCCCGCCGCGCCGGCGCCGGCTGCCCCTGAGCGGAAGGCCGAGGCCCCGGCGAGGAGCACGGCCGAGCTCCTGAAGATGCTCGCCGGCGGCGCGTGAACGAGCAGCGGCCTCCGCTCCTCACCAGCCCGGCCGTCCTGCGCCGGGCCGTCGCGCGGTGGGGTGAGTTCACCGAGGGCGAGCAGGCGCAGCTCGCGGCGACGCACCCCGTCTTGTGGGCCATGTTCGCGTCGGGCGGCGCGTGGATTCCCGCCCCTCACCTGCTCTACCTGGCCGACGTCCTCATGCAGGTCGTGGTCGGGACAATCCTGCGCGTGTGCGTGTCGCTCCCGCCGCAGCACGGCAAGAGCGAGTTCATGAGCAAGTACGTCCCGACGTGGTACCTCGGGACCCACCCGACCGCGCGCATCCTCCAGTTCTCCTACGGCCAGGAACTCACGGTCGAGTGGACCGGCCAGGGGCGCGACCTCTTCGCCGAGTTCGGCCCCCGCGTCTTCGGGGTCGATACCTGGGCGCGCGCGAAGCGCACCGCCTGGGACGCCTACCGGGAAGGTCGCCGCACTGGGGGCAGCGTCCGCGGCGTGGGCAAGGGCGGCGGCGTCACGGGCCGGGCGGTCGACCTCGGCCTGGGCGACGACGTTTTGAAGGACGCCGACGAGGCGGACAGCCCGGCGCAGCGCGAGCGCGCCTTCCGGTGGCTCCAGTCGGCCGTGTTCCCTCGAGCGCGGCGCCTCGCCCTGATCGGCACCCGGTGGCACTTCGACGACCCGATTGGCCGGCTCATGGCCGCGCAGGAGCGCGGCGAGATCGGCGAGCCCTGGACCTTCGTCAACATCCCCGCCGTGGCCGAATCTGACGACCCGCTCGGACGCCAGCCCGGCGAGCCCCTGTGGCCGGCGAACCCGCTCTGTCACGGCGACCCGGACTGGTACCGGAAGAAGGAGGTCGAGGTCGGCACCTACGTCTGGTCCGCCCTCTATCAGGGCCGCCCGGTCCCGGTCGAGGGCGGCCACTTCAAGGCGGGATGGTTCCGGCCCTACGAGGAGGTGAACGGCGTCCTCGTCGCCGGCGAGCTCCGGGTCCCCGTCGCCCGGCTCCGGCGCTACTCGACGGTCGACCTCGCCGGGTCGAAGCGCCAGCGCGCCGACTGGACCGTGATCGCGACGTGGGGGATCGACCACGAGACGCGGACGCTGTGGCTCCTCGACGTGGTCCGCGCGCAGCTCGAGGCGCCCGAGATCATCACGGCCCTGCGCGAGGTTCAGCAGCGCATGAAGCCGGTCACGTTCTATGCAGAGCGCGCCGCCCCGCAACTGAACCTCGTCCACAGGCTGAAGCTTGCCGAGGCCGCAGGCGAGAAGCTCGACCCGAGCGACGACGAGCAGGACGTGCTCATCAAGCGGGCCGTGGCCTCTGGCCTGCCGGTCAAGCGCCTCGACCCGGGCGACAAGAACAAGGTCACCCGCTCGGCCCCGGCGCAGGCGATCATGGCCGCCGGCCGTCTGTTCACCCCCGCCCGCGCCCGCTGGCTCGCCGAGTTCAAGTCCGAGCTGCTCACCTTCCCCGGCGGCGCCCACGACGACCAGGTCGACGCCCTGAGCTACGGCGTGCAGATGTTCCTCGAGGCGCTCCAGGCCAGCGCCTTGGTGCAGGCCCGCGCGAGCCACGGCGGCCCCGTCGCCGGACAACTGCGGGTCGACTGGTAGCTGCGTCGGGGCCGGGTCGTAACCTCCGGGCGGAGGCACCGCCGCCCATGATCCAGACCCGCAAGAATGGCACCGCCGAGAGCCGCGTCGCCCAGCAGGCGCGCGGCAACGTCCTGGCCCTGTTCGAAGAGACGAAGGGGCTCAAGCCGAAGGCGCGCCTCGAGCGGTTCGAGGCCGAGCTGCGCACGGCCCTCGCCGCGCACCAGATCGCCCTCCTCGAGAGCTACTCCCTGTTCTACGGGCAGGGGTCGGGGACCGGGTCTCGGTTCCTCGGGGAGGACCCGCGGACGGACGACGGGCACGAGCCCTGGGACGAGGTCGGGATCGGCGGGCAGGCTGCGCTCCGGCGCAAGCGCTCCGAGTACGACCTGCAGGTCGCGCGCGAGATCGGGCGGGCGCTGTCCGAGGAGAACGAGTTCGCGATCGGCGCGCACGAGTGCCGGCAGAGCTACGTCGTGGGGGCCGGCCTGACCTACGCCGTCGCGCCGCTCGACGCGGCCGCGCAGCCGCTGGCCGCCGCGGGGAACGCGGCCCTGCAGCGGTTCTTCGACGAGAACGACTGGCCGGAGGTCGAGCAGGAGACGGTCCTGCGCGCTGACCGCGACGGCGAGGCGATTCTGCGGCAGTTCCCGAACGCCGAGGGGCCCCTGCGCGTGCGCTTCTGCGAGCCCGAGACGGTGAAGTCGCCGCCCGGGGCGCCGTTCACCTTCGGTGTCGAGCACGCCCTGGACGACGTTCGCGACGTCGTGGCCATGCACGTCATGGCGCCCAGCAGCGGCGAACTCGAGCGCGTGGCCGTCGTCGACGAGGCCACCGGCCTGCGGCACGTCGAGCACGTGAAGCTCAACGTGGACATGGCCAGCCCGCGCGGCTGGCCGACCATGTATCCGATCCGGCGGAACCTGGCCCGAGCCGAGAAGCTCTTGAGGAACATGAGCTACGTGGCGGCGCTGCAGGCCGCGATCGCCCTGATCCGCAAGCACGAGTCGGCTACCAAGAGCGAGGTCGAGGCTCTGCTCGACCAGACGCGCCACCTCCTGGTCACTAACCAGCAGACGGGCGTCGACACGCGCTACCGGAAGGTCGGGCCAGGCACGGTGATCGACGCCGGCCCGGGCGTCTCCTATGAGGCGCCGGTCTCGAGCGTGAACGCGGCAAACAACGTGGCCGTGCTCCAGGCCGAGCTCCGGGCCGCCGCCGCGCGGCTGCAGATGCCCGAGTACATGTTCAGCGGCGACGCGTCGAACGCGAACTACGGGTCGACGCTCGTGGCCGAGGCGCCGGCGGTGAAGCAGTTCCTCCGGCTGCAGGGGAAGTTCGGCCGGCCGTTCCGCCGGATCGCCTGGAACGCGATCTGCCACGAGGTGCACTTCGGGCGCCTGTCGGAGGAGGTGCTCACCCGCTGCGTGGTGAAGGTCGGCTTCCCGTCCGTGATCGTGCGCGACCAGTTGCAGCAGGCCCAGGTCCGGCAGATCCAGCACCAGGCCGGGGTGCTCTCGCGGCGCACCTGGCGGGAGCAGGACGGCCTCGACCACGACACCGAGGAGCGGAACCTCGACCGCGAGCGGCAGGGCGGGGCGCCTGACCCGCGCGTCGGGGATGTCGACCCGGCGAAGCCGGCGCCTGGCAGCACGGCGGGCGGCCCGGGCGGGGTGGACATGCGCGGCAACCCGGGCAGCCCGGAGACGTCGGCTACGCAGACGTTCTAGAGGGCGACCGCCCGTCCGTATTGCGCCAGACGCGACCGCCTGCGCCGGGCGGCGGCGCATGGCCTCCGGAGCGAGGCTCATGTGGTCGTGGACGACGCAGGTGGCCGGGCAAGGGACGAACGCGCCACATCGCGGGCAGCGCTCGCCCTGCGCCGTGCTCGCGCCGTCCTCGAACACCGCGTAGCCGGTGCGGACGTGCCCGGCGCGCGCGCAGGCGGCGCGTAGCGCCTCGGCGGCTGACGGGTCGCCTGCCGCGGCGGCGCGCTCGAGGTCACGTAGGCGGACGTCGCTCACGGCGCCGCCTCCGGCCACAGCACCGGCGCCTCCTGGCACTCCGGCACGATCGGCAGACTCGGGTGGTCGACGACGATCTCGACCACGTCGAAGGCGTGCCGGTAGGCGACCGCAACGAGCGTGCACCCCATGGGCGCGCCGCCGCGCTCGGCCAGGTGCCGCGCGACCTTCTCTAGCCACTCCGGCGTGCCAGCGCCTCGGCGCGCCTCGCCCCACGCGCGGAAGAGAACCTCCGGCAGGACGTCTGCCCGGAACAGGTCCTGCGAGGACAGCCGCACGATCCCGCGGCGCCGCGGCATGGCCAGCGCCGACACGTTCACCCACACGTCGCTCACACGGCCTCCCCACCCTGAACCGCTCCGCCTTGGCGCCGGTCGCCGCGGTCTGCCTCGACCATCGTCTCGAGTTGCAGTCGGACCCACTCCGCCACCGGACGGCGGTCCTTCCGAGCCCGGGCCTCCACCTCAGCCTTGAGCGTCGGGCCGAGCAACAGCCAGAGCCGCTCGGTCTTCTTCTCGCGGTCCCAGTCCATTCAGGCCTCCGGCGTGGTGTGCGCGGTTGTGGCTCCGCTCCGTCTTAGAGCACGGGGACGACACCGGTTCACTGGCAGGCGTGAACCTCCACCTCCGAGAGAGCGTGACGGCCAAGCCCTCCCGCGTGAACGCCACGCGGGACGAGGCGGGCCGCCTCACGTCCCTGGTGCTGGAGGGGGTCAAGTTCCTGGGCAACCGGTCGGTGAACACGAACGCCGACGGGACCCACAACGAGTACCCGATCGAGACCCGCAAGACGGCCCTGGGGCTCTACGAGGGCGTGAGCGTCTTCCTGAACCACCGGGCGCCGGGGTCGAAGCTCGAGCGCGGCTACCAGGACAAGCTCGGCCGGCTCCGCAACGTCCGCGCCGAGGCGGACGGCAACTACGGCGACCTGCACGTCAACCCGCGGCACGAGCTCGCGGAACAGATCGCGTGGGACGCCGAGCACTCCCCCGACTCGCTCGGCCTCTCGCACGACGCCAAGGGCACCGGCCGCGTCAAGGGCCGCTCTCGCCTGATCGAGGCGATCCACCACGTGAACAGCGTCGACCTGGTCGGCGCCGGCGCCACCACCCACTCGCTGTTCGAGGGGCGCCAGGAGGGAACCATGCTCGACCCGAAGGCCCTGCTCGAGATGCTCTCGGGCGAGGGGGACCCCGCCGAGAAGCTCGCCAAGGTCGCGGACGCGCTCAAGGCCGCCATGGACGCGCCCGCTCCCGAGGCGCCTCCCGCCGACGCTCCGGCCCAGGAGAGCCGCAAGCCGGAGGACGGCGACCTGCTCGAGGCCGTCCGGCGCGAGCTCGACGAGGTGAAGGTCAGGCTGGCCACGGAGCGGGCCGCCCGCGAGACGGCCGAGCGTCACGCGCGCCGCGACGCCCTGCTCGTCGAGGCCAAGCTCCCGCCCCACGCCGTGACCGACCTCCTCCGGGAGCAAGTCCGCGAGGCGAAGGACGACGAGAAGGCGAAGGCCCTGATCGAGGACCGTCGCCGCGTCGCGTCGCACCAGCGGCCCGTGTCGGGCGCGCCCGCGGGCGGCGCGTCGGCCAAGGCCGAGCCCAAGAACGTCGACGAGTTCCTGGCCCGGCTGGGCTAAGGGAGGGACGCCATGAGCAACACGTTCAACCGCAAGCGGAACGACGGCCTGGTCCGGGTCCCCGTCGCGTCGGCGACGGTGGTCGAGGTCGGCGACCTGATCTACTGGGACGCCTCGGCCAACGAGGGCAAGCCCTTCTCGAGCCAGACCGACAACACGTCGGAGGAGCGCAACCAGGCCGAGGCCGCGCGCAACTTCCTCGGCGTGTCGCTCGTGGCGAGCGCGGACGGCGAGACGACCGACCTGATCGTCGACGTCTCTCCGCAGTCCGAGTTCGAGTTCACGGTCCCGTCCGGCACGTTCGACGTCGGCGACCTCCTGGGCGCCTCGGAGAACACCGGCGGCACCGCGCTCGAGGACCAGCAACTCGAGACCGTGGGCTCGCAGGACCTCGCGATCTTCGCCGTCTCCAAGGCGGAGACCTCGGCGACCACGACCGTGCGCTGCCGCATGATCCGGTCGGTCGCATGGGCGCAGGACAAGGTCATGCCGCGGCTGCAGTCGAACGCGCAGACGCTCAGTGCCGACCTGGTCCTGACCCACGACAGCAAGCAGCTGCAGCTGCTCGACCCGGGCGGCGCGGGCCGCAACGTCGACCTCCCCGCGGAGGAGGAGTCGGCCGGCCTGTTCTTCGTGATCGCGAACAGGGCGGACGCCCTCGAGATCCTCACGATCCGCGACGACGCGGGCGCCACGATCTGCACGCCGACGCAGAACGAGACCGCGATCGTCTTCTGCGACGGCACCAACTGGGTCGGCCTCGTCGGCGACGCCGTCTAACCGGAGGACCTCATGCTCACCGCGCACAAGCCGAAGAACGCCCGCGAGCTGCGGGCCCTCCTGTTCGACGCCGACGGCCGCCGCAAGGCCGAGGGCTTCGACCTCTTCGAGTCCGCCTGCCAGTCGGGCCGGCTCAAGCTGTCCGACTTCTCGGTCGGCGACCTCGCCCGGGCCTTCCTGGGCGACGGCTGGGAGAAGCAGTTCTCCCAGCCGTCGCTCCGGGAGTCGGTCGAGCTCCGCGAGGCCGGGACGCCCGTCACCTCGACGGTGTTCCCGCAGATCACGTCGCAGCTCCTCTTCTCCGAGGTGCGCGACCAGTTCATGGCCGAGGCCAACGTGTTCTCGCCGATCGTGCCGGTGATCCCGAGCAAGATCCGCGACACCGAGGTCGTGCCGTCGATCGTCAACCCCGACCCCGACGGCGCGCAGGACGTGATCGAGGGTCAGGAGTACCCGTCGGTCGGCGTGACCGAGGAGTACTTCACCCTCCCGGCCAAGACGAAGAAGGGCCTGAAGATCGCCCTGACGAAGGAGGCGATCTACTTCGACAAGACGGGCATGCTCGTCGAGCAGGCCCGCAAGATCGGCGAGGCCCTCGGCCAGGCCCGCGAGAACGCGATCATCGACGTCATCATCGGCCAGACCAACAACTACAGCCGGAATGGCACGGCCTCGAACACCTACCTGACGGCCGGCGACTACATCAACCGCCAGTCGAGCCTGCCGCTCAACGACTGGACGGACGTCGAGACCGCGCTGCAGCTGTTCGTCGACATCCTCGACCCGAACACCTCGGAGCCGCTTGCCTTCCAGCCGAAGCACCTGATCGTCATGCCGGCCAAGCTCTTCACGGCGCAGCGGATCGTGACGGCGACCGAGACGCGCCACGCCGAGAACGCCTCGGCCGGCACCCGGAGCGAGGAGACGATCGGTCCGAACCCGATCGCGAAGCTCGGGCTCGACGTGCTGACGTCGATCCGCCTCTATCGTCGCGTCCTGGCCGGCCCGGAGCCGGTCGCCGCGAACGCGAAGGCCGGCTGGATCCTGGGCGACCTGACCAAGGCCTTCGCCTGGTACGAGTGCTGGCCGCTCGAGCTCGTCCAGCGCGGCCCCGAGTCGCAGCTCGGCTTCGACAGCGACGTCGAGATGCAGTTCAAGGCCTCGTACTACGGCGTCGCCGCGGTGCGCGAGCCCCGCTACGTCGCCCGGCTGGAGGACACCGCGTGGTAGCCGCCAGCCTGACCAAGTTCCGGGTGGGGCTGAAGCGCCACCCGGTGACGGTCCTCGTCGAGGAAGAGACGGGCCGCGAGTTCTATACGCGGCCGATGGTCCAGGCCGGCGGCAAGATGCGCCCGCGCTTCGACCTGACGGCCTACCTCTGCGACTACGTCGAGGTGGCCGCGCTGAACGAGCACGACGCGCAGGGGATCTTCTGCAACGCCTTCGGCGTCGAGAAGACGGTCGCCGACTTCGTGATCGAGCAGGCCGGGGCCGCCGAGACGGACCGCGGCGTGATCCACGCCGGCGACCCGCTGGGCGTGGCCGTCCGCGAGAAGCCCGCGGCCAAGCCGACGCGCAAGCGGCTGCGCCCGCTGTCGGGGATCAAGGCCGGCGCCGGCGCGGCGCCGGTCGAGGCCGATGAGGAGCAGCCCTCGCGGCGCCGCCGCGGTGGCCGCACGGAGTAGCGCGTGGCCGCGTCGGACCTGGACACCGCGATCAGCAACCTTGAGTCCCGGATCGCCACGCTCTCGAGCGGCGGCCGGGCCTCGGGGTCGATCGACGGCGCCAGCGTCCAGGAGGAGTCGATCGAGGAGCTGACGAAGCAGCTCGAGCGGCTCTACGCGCTCCGTGCGAAGCGCCCCGGGGCTTCCTACGAGGTGCACTCGCGCTGGGTCGTGTGAGGGGGCGGACGTGTCGGTCTTCTCGGACGCCCTCGACAGGGTCTTCGACGGTCTGGTGCGCCAGTTCGGTGGCCAGGCCGTGACCTACGCCCAGGGCTCCAACTCCAAGTCGATCGCCTCGACCGCGTGCGTCCGGAAGGACCTGCGCCGCGGCGGCTCGGACGGGCTCGACCCGGACACCTGCACGTTCCTCGTCAAGGCCACCGAGTTTGCCTCGGGCTTCTCGGGCACCAACCCCGTGCTGCCCAGCGCGCGCGACTCCGTGACCGTCTCGGGCGAGAAGGCCTGGGAGGTCGACCCGTCCGACCCGCAGGCCGTGCAGTTGGTCAACGGCGGGGTGTACGTGATCCGCGCCAGCCGCCGCCGGCAGGCAGGTGACGCGTGATCCCCCGGGCGTGGTGGGAGCGCGAAGGCCGGCGCCTCATGCAGGCGCTGTCCAGCCTCGCGGGCCGCGGCCGCGGCTTCGACGGCCGCGCGCTCGCCCCGAAGCGTCAGGGCGGCCCCGTGGGGCGCGACGGCGCGGGCCCTGGGATCGCCGGCCTCCTGCTCGACGGGCGGGTGGCCACGACGCCCTCGAGCGTGCGCGTCGACTTCAGCCACCTTCCGGCCCTCGTCTACTTCAACGAGGGCACCTCGAGGCAGCCGGCTCGGCCCGTGATCGGGGTCTCGCGCGAGCAGCGCGCCGGCTTCGTGCTGCGCCTGCGCCAAGAGCTGCGCCGCCGGGTCGAGGCGCGGCTCAGGCGGGGGAGGTAGCCGTGGGCCTGGACGTCAGCGCCCTCGAGACCGCCCTGCCGGCCGAGACGATCACGGCCGTGACCACCACGCCCGGCGGACTGACCACCGCCGCGACGCAGGTCTACGTCTCGAGGACGAAGCGCCAGGGCGCGTCGAAGACGTCGCCCGAGGCCTGGTGGCGGCCGGGCGACCCGACGCCCGACGACGGCGGGGTCGGCCTCGCGCGTCTCGCCTTCCCGTACGAGCTCACGATCGAGAAGGACGGCGCGACGCTCGCCGAGCTCCGGGCGTGGCGCGACCAGGTGTTCTCGCACTTCCACGGGCGCATGAAGCCCTACGTCTCGGGGATCTACCACGCGGTGGTCGACGGCCTCGACGCGGACCTGCACGACGGCGAGGGGCCGGCCGCGGCCGTGCGGCTCCTCGTCACGTTCCGGGAGGAGTAGCCCATGAGCGCGGACTGGAACCTGAGCGACACGATCCGCGACCGGATCTTCAAGCGCCTGGGCCTGCCCATCGGCGTGGCGCGCGAGATCGTCCTGCTCGCCATGCAGATGCACCCGCAGAGCGACGACTACTGGGTCGTGAAGCTCAACGGGGACGAGGGCGACACGCTCCTCACGAAGATCAAGATCACGGCCGGTGCGGTGGGCACGGACACCGACGCCGACGGCCTGATCTGGGGCACGTGCACGGACGAGAGCCCCGGCGCGGGGCAGGCGACGGTGTCGCTCTACAAGGACTCCGGGCGGTCGACCAAGGTCTCGGAGGGATCTGCGGCGGACGGCGCGTCGCTGACGCTCGCGGCCGGGAGCGGCTACACGCTCGCCGGGACGCTGACCTTGGGGACGATCTCGGCCACGTTCAACTTCGTCCTGCTCCTGGTGCAGCCCTTCTACAAGCGCCTCGACGACCTGTTCAACGGCGACGAGGAGGACGACGCGCAGAACAAGAACGCCGTGCAGGACGCCCTCGACACGGCGCGCACGCAGATGCTCACCGCCGCGCAGACGCTCGCGGCCTCGGCCGGCCAGATCATGCGGACCACGTTCCGTCGACGCCTGGTGTCGCGCTCGAGCGAGAGCGTCCTGATCGACCCGGGCCTCGAGCAGAGCGGGACCGGCCAGGTGAGCGAGAAGCCTTCCGGCCTGCAGGAGGACCTGCGCCTCGCCATGGCCGCCAACTCGGGTGGAAGCGGTGAGATGAAGGCTGGCGCCGCGACGCAGTCGTCGAGCAGTTCCGCCGCGTCCGGGACGAACGTCACGATCACCGGGCCGACCCTGGGCAAGCGCGCGGTGCCGATGGTCCTCACGTTCCGGTGCGTGAAGACGCTCGACGCGTCCGGCCCGCCCGAGTTCGAGGCGCTGGCCGACCCGACCGACACGCGGCGGAAGCCCGAGGACGGGCAGCAGTCGATCCCGGCCTCGTTCCCGCTGCGCATGGGCAAGACCTGGAAGGACCCCGAGCTCGGGATCGAGTCCCTCGTGGTGGACTACACGGCGAGCGCGGCCAACAGCTCGAGCGCGGCCCTGTCAACGACCGCGGGCGACTGGTCGGTCGAGGGCATGACGTCCGAGAACAGCGACTCGGGCAAGCTCTGGACGTACTACGACCTGGCCTCGACGACGCTGGAGTTCTACAAGTCGGAGGACGGGCGGGACTCGCGCGATGCGGACGAGCTCGTGACTCAGGTGGTCACGTCCTCGACCGCGACCGTGCTCACCACGGAGGACACCGGGACGGGCCTGGTCGTGACCGGCAAGACCGGAGCCACGCTGGGCGACGGAGCCAAGGGGTACGTCGACTTCCAGCCTCCCGTGGCGACGCAGCCCGCCTCGCGGTTCACGATCACGATCTCGCAGACGGTCGACCCGAGCGTCTGGACCGAGGTGGTCCGCGACGCCTTCATCGGCGGCGCGCCGGGCCAGCCCCGCGCGACACAGCAGGGCTGGGAGCTCAACACGGGCAGCATCCCGAACATCGACGACTCCTGGATTCAGGGCGGCATGCCCCTGGGCCACCTGAAGCTGTTCCGGCGCCGGGTGTAGGGAGCAGCCCGTGGGCGACTACACCGTCGAGCTCGAGGGGCACACCTTCACGGCCGAGCCAGCGATCGACTGGTCGGCCGAGCGGGTGCACCGCCTCGACTCCGTGCCCGAGGTGCACGTCGCCACGCTCTACACGATCACCCTGCGGCGCTGCCGGGTCTACTCGAGCGACGGCACGTCGGACAAGGCGCAGGAGGCCTTCGGGACCTTCCTGGCGAACTGCCTGCACAAGCGGGTCAAGCCGACGTACCTGAAGATCCTGGACGCCTCGTCCGCCGCGATCGACGAGATCGGGAACATCAACACCGCGGCCGTGATCTCGGGCAGCCAGTGGGAGGAGATCCTCGTCACCGGCTACGAGATCGAGGACGGCGCCCCGCAGTTCCGCGCCGGCGTCGAGTTCTCGCTCACGATCCAGGCCAAGCGCGTCTTCTTCGACTCCAACAACCTGGTCCTCCTGCGCCGGGAGTACCGGAGCGAGATCGGCCCCGACGGCCTCGAGACCCGCACGCTGCAGAGCCGGGTCGAAATGAAGGCCGGAACCGCGGTCCCGACCTCGGCCTCGTGGCTCCTGACGCTCGTGCGCCTCGCCGCCCCCGCCGGCTGGGTCTCGCAGGTCGGGTCCTCGCGGATCGTCGTCAGCTACCCCGAGTACGGCCGGACCGACGTCGCCGAGATCCTCTCGCAGGTGAAGCGCCTGGGCGGCGGCGTGGTGGCTCCGTCCGGCGCCGGCGGCGCGTCGGTCGTCGAGTCGAGACGGGACCTCCCCGAGCTCGGGCTGGTCGAGGTCACGAAGCAGGTGGAGGCCGTCGGGGCCAGCGACCCGGACGGCTGGCTCGAGGCGCAGCAGCCCGACGGGTCGGTCGGCGAGCGGTCGGAGGAGACCGGGAACACCCTGCAGGCGCGCGGGTCGTGGACCACGCTCGAGCCGGCGGGGAAG